AATTATTTATTAAATAAAAATGACTGATAAAAATGTTGTACCTGTTAGTGAAGTAGATTACCTAGAAGAAGATGCTCCAATTCGCGGACAAGAATATGTTTGTTTATCTTTTCTTTCTCCTGAAAAAATTCTAGATAACAAAGATGTTTTTACATTTACTAAATTTACTGAAAATTTCTGTAAAGAAGTTCGTGAATTATTTGAAAATCTTAAAATTAAATATCCAGATGAAGAGGATGGATTTAAATCCATTGCTGATAGGTATAGATTTCTTTTCAATGATAAACATATGCAAGAAGAATATCAATACTTTATGGATGAAAAAGCAGAAGACCTTGATAAAGAATTTAGTGAAACTGTAGATTATCAAACAAATGTTAGAGGTATTAAGGTTCGCGGTTCCTATAATACTATGAAGGAAGCACAAATTAGAAGTGAGGTCTTAAAGAGAAAAGACAAGAATCATAATATTTATATCGCACAAGTTGGTTGCTGGTGTCCTTGGGACCCTAATCCAAATGATATTCAAGATCAACATTATGCTGAAGATAAACTAAATACACTAATGAAGAAATACCGTGAAAACCAAGAACATAAAGATGAAGTATTCGATGATAGAAAGAATGAAATGTTAGAAGCTCAAAAAATCAAACATTCTAGAGTAGAAGAACAAAATAAGTTAGAAAATGTTGATAATACTGAAAATGTAGGTGATAGTGAAAACGTTGTATTAAATGAAGAAAGTACTGCTGGTAATTTAGTCCAAGATGTTGAGAAAACAGCTGGAGATGCTGTACAAACAGGCGAAGATGTTGATAAAACAGTAACAGATGTAGAAGCGAAAGATGTTGTGAATGTAGTAAAAGATGTAGTTAAAGATGTAGCAGATGTTAAAGAAGTTGTTGCTGATGTTGAACAAGTAGTAAGTGATGTTAAAAATAAAGTTGAAGGTGGTGTAATTTCTGATACAGGTCTAGGTGAAGATAATACTGTAACTGAAAATTATAATGAGAAAGGTGCTAGTAATGAAAAGGTTTTTGAAGGTTCTGATCCTTGGATGAATAGAAAGGAAAATGCTGAAACACAATAAATATAAGTGAATGTAATAAAGTTGAATAGTTAATTAAACAAAAATAATATATTTAATTTATAATAATAATGAAACTTCTAATACTTCTTACATTATTTTTTGGAATTATTCTAGTAATACACGGTATTTACGAGGAAAAAATAAAAACTTTAAAAAAAGAGGTTAAAGTAGAATATAGATTTATACCTCGTTCATATTATGATGAGCAAATATTCTCTAATGAATTTAGTTCTAAATTTAGTAATTTATTTGATGAAGACCAAAATAAATGGTCTGCTAATCAAAGATTAATAGAACCTGAAGAAAATCAAGAAACTAATACTCAACCCACAAATAATTAATAATTATTAATTAATCATTTTTTCTAACATTAATTTTAGTACTATTTTTTTTAACTTTAAATTTTTCCATAGAAAAATCTTCATCATCTGAAGAAACATCTTCATAATCATTATTAGCCCAAAATTGATTAGATCCTAATTTATAATCTTGGTGATTATCACCTTTATACCAAAATACGCAATCTTCTAATTTATTACTATTAGAAGTATTATCAATTACTAAACATTCAAAGTTTTCTGTACATTGATCCATTACTTGTGAAAATACTTCAAATGTTGGAAACATTCCTGCATAATTTTCATAAATTCTTTTTCTATTGCCTACAATATTTTCTCTAAGAATAAATACGAAATCTATATTTGTACGTAAATTTGGTGGAATTCCTAAAGGATATTGCATTGTAATAATAAAAAACAGTTTTAAATGACGACCATTCATAAACATTGCTCTAATATTTTTATCTTTTGCCCAAGAACTATCATATAAACAATCGTCTAAAATAATAAATGCCTTTGGATCTATACGAGATGTTCCATATGTTGCACTTTCTTTATTTAATTTTTTCATTACTAATTTTTGTCGTGTAATTACATTCTGCATTAGTTCTCCAGATACTTCTTCGTGAATAAAAGCATTTGGTACAAAATCACCATAAAATTTATTTGCTGATTCTGTCCCAGATACCACAGTACCTATTGGAATATCTGTATGATAATACAATAAATCTTTTACTAAAAATGATTTACCAGTTCCTCTTTTACCAATTAATACAACAACTTTATCATTTTTTATTCTTGTAATATCGAACTTTCTTAATTCTAATTTCATAATTAAAATTAATTTATATTTTATTTATTATTTAAATACGCAATTAGATATAAAATAATATTTTTTATTAAGTATTATGTGTTATTAATAACTACAATATTATGTTTATACCATACTAATATAAATAAACAAGAATATAATAAAAGTATACCTGGTTCATTCTTTAATACAAAAATACTTATTATGAAAATTATATACATTAGATAGTAAACATATTTATCTTTTAAGAAATCTATATTATCACGAAATATTATAAGAAATATTAATAAAATTAATAGAAGTTGATTTAATTCATTTGATATTCTTTTCATTTTAATATTTATTAACATTTTATTAAAATTTATAATTAGAATGGGGGTTCTCCAACATCTATTTCTGTAAAGACTTCATCAATATTATCTTGTGTTACTTGTAATATTCCAAAAATCATTAATGAAACTCCTAAAAATACATATAATGAATAATCTTTATTTTGATTATCATTATTTATATAAATTTGATCTTCATCGGTTTCTATAGTATTCATTTTATCGTGATTAATTTTATTAAAATTATAAAATACTACAGCTGTTAGTAATCCTAACAGAACTGATACTATAAATTTATTATTATATAAAATTTCCATAGTTAATTTATAATATAAATTTATAATTTAAAAATATAATTTAAACTAATAAAATTGTTATTTTATATAAATGAACACTATGAATACATATATTTTAATTGTAGTTCTAATTGCTGTTATTATTGGAAATAATTTATTATTACAAAAAAAAATAGAAAACTTTCCATTTGATTATGATAATTTACCAGAATATGATATTGAACAAAATGATATTATAATACAAAATACAAACAATATTCAAGAAAATTCAGATTCCATAAGTGGTGCAATATCACAAAGTAATGATGCAAGAGTCATTAGTTCAAATGCTGTTGATATGGTAACCAATTTAAATCAACAATTTACAGATACTCTTGTAAGTGTGAATGAACAAATTGCTGAACAATCTGTTACAATAGAACTTATGAATGTTGTTAAATATGGAGATAGAGTAAGAATACGACATAAAGATGGACCAACATTTTTAAATAAGGCTTCCAATAGGTTTAGATCTGAAAATCAATATCCTGCATACACTTATTTTATTATAGTTGGTAAACAAATTGGAACTCCTGTTAAATATAAAGATGTAGTATATTTGAGATCAACTGTAGGTTCACATAGAGTTCTACAACAAGATAGATATCGCTGGGGAAGATTTGCAAATAATAATACAGGAAATTGGGAAAGAATTAGATTTATATCTAAAAGAAATACTAATTCTTCAGAGAATATAAAAAGAAATGATGAATTATATATTAAAAGTGATAAATATGGAGGTTATAGAAATAGATATTTACAATTATGGGGAGGCAACAGATATTATAGGGACCAGAGATTCCATGATGGCAATTTAGGAAAAAATAATTACTGGAAGACTTTACAAATTATATGATTGATATAAATTATTATTTATAATATTATCAATTATTTCTGTTAGGTCTTTTTTATTTTTAAAATGAAATTGTGTTCCATAAATATTTTTTTTAAATTTAATAAAAATTGGTATCTCTAATTTTTTATTTTTATTATTTTTATTCGTATCTATTATTTTTAATTTTGATATAATTCCTTTACTCACTTCTGGACAATAGTATTTATGATTAAATCTAACATTCATATTAGTGATATTACTAGTTATGTTATATCTACTATCTAACTTAATATTAACATTTTCTCTTTTATGTCTTTCCTGAAGTTCTTTTGGTATTTTATTATAAATAAAATTATATAATAATTCCATACCATAACAAATACCTAAAACAGGTATTTTTATATTATTTAATAAATTAAAAATATCTGGTTGATAATCAATTAAATTTGAAGCACGAGGAATACCTTTTATACCTCCTCCTAATATTAATAAATGGTAATTATTTTCTATTATATTTAATTTAAAATCATTTGAAAAAATATTAACTATAGTTACATTATATTTTTTAGGCATTATAATATCACTTTCTTCAAAGAATGACAAATATAATATTTTTATTTTTTTCATCTCTTTATTAATTTTATTTAATATTATATTAAATTAATAATAATGAAAAAGAAGTTATTACCTTTAGTTATTTTACTGACATTAGTAATATTAACTATGTGTTTCATTAAGTTACTAAAAAATAAAAATATAGAAACATTCAAATATGATGATCCAACCCAAAAACAAACAGATGATATAATAAAACCAACAAAAGTTAAAATTGATGATAATAGCGAATCTATTGATAGAACTGGTGAATTATTAATAAACAGAAAAGAAGAGATATTATCTGATTTAGAGAATACACAGAAAAATTTAAAAGCAAATAAAGATAAAATTAATAATATGATAGTTGATTTTGATGTTTTAAAAAATTATCATACCGTTCTAGATAATGATACTAAAGAAAGAACTGTAAAACAAATATATAAAGGAAAAAAATGTTTAGACTCTAATTTAGATCTATCTGGCAGTGTACAGGGATACGATGCTATCAAAATTTGTGCTAAAAATTGTAATTCAAATAATAATTGTGTATCATTTAATTATGATAAGAATGAAAATAAATGTCAATTATCAAGTATATGTTCATTAAATAATACACAAAATAATGATGATTTTGATTTATATTTTAAAAAAACTGCTGATCCAAATTCTCCTTTAACAGATTATATTTTATATCAGAATTCAAAATGTAAAAAAACATCAAATATATTATCAGAGAATCCACTTAATTTAAAAGATTGTGCACAAGTTTGTTCTGATAATCCTAAATGTATATCATTTGATTATAATAATGTAACTAGTAAGTGTAATTTAACAACAGATTGTTATAATGATAATTCTTTAGATTCAGATAATTATAATTTATATCAAAAGAAAGATATAAAAGTACACGAATATATTAATACAATAAATATACCACATAATAAAAAATATAGAATTATACTAAATAAATTCTATAATGATTTTTGTATAGATAGTGATGGTACTTCTGCGAAATTAAAAAAATGTACTGCTAAAGGTGATAATGATAAACAAACATTTGTTTATAATAAAAATGGTTATTTAGAAAATAGTGAAGGTAAATGTTTATATTATAATGATTCAGGTTCAGGACCACAAAATGGAAAACACGTTAAATTAGCAAAATGTCCAACACAAGTAAAAGATAATTTTAAATGGAAGTTTAAAAAAAATAAAGGGGGTCATCATGATAATACTTTATCAATAGTATCAGGATTAAAAAATAGGTCAACTGGTGATGAATATTCTATAGATGCTAACTCGGGTACTAAATGGTTAAAATATAATGATTTAGTAAATGATATTCATAATAATAATAATTCGCAATTAACTTTAACTAATTATACTAAAAGTAATAAAAATAATTGGAATACAAGTATATGGTTTAGAGATTTTTTTTAATTACTAATAAATATTAATATTTTTTTTTGCTTTAATTATAAATATTATATTTAATTAAATATAATGTTACCAATAGACATTTCTATAATATTTATATTATTATTAATATTATTAGTAATTAAAAAAATAAATAATAATTTTATTGAAAATTTTAGTACTTTAGAGAATGAAACACTTGATAAAGCAAAAAAATTAAGTAAAGAATCTACACATAATGCTGAAAAAATTTCTTCTTTAGATTTTCAAGCAAATGACCCAACAAAGTTGATTGAAACTAAAAAAAAATTAAGTGATAGTCTTATTTTTCCAACAGAAAATGAAATATTAGGTAAAAAAAATAAACAAATTGATACTTTGTTTAATAATTCAGATGGTAAATATGTAAAATATAAAAATAGAAAATGTGATTTTTTGGATATTAATAAGATGTCTACTTGTACATATAATAATAATAGTGATATTAATGATTGTCATATAAATTGTGCTGAAAATTGTGATGATGATCCAAATTGTATATCATTTCAATATGATAGAGATACTAAATCTTGCAAATTATCAAGTTCTTGTTATAAAGGAAATATTAATGCAAATAGTACTAGGGATGTTTACTTTAAAAGAGGTGCCACTATTCCTCCATTAGCTAAATTTAATAAGAGGGCAAATAAAAAATGTAATGAAGAAACAAAAATAAAACAAAATGGTACTTTTAATAATCAAACATTATCACAATGTGCTGAAAAATGTTTAGATAATAAAGATTGTATATCATTTGAATTTAAAAAAAAAAATGGTATTAATCAAAATGTTTGTAATCTTACAAATAAATGTCATAGATTCAATTATAAAGATGATATTGATAAAAACACTGATGTATTTATGGCAAATAATGTAATTATTAATAAAGTTGATGTAAATAATAAACTAGAACCTCCTAAAGATAATAAACGTAAAATACCATTTAAAAAAAAAATACAATTTTTCGCAAGAGGAAATTATGAACATGGTCATAAACATTATGGATGGGTATTTTGGTCAAATCAAAATAATTTAAGACCATCTAATTTAAAATATGATAGACAAAATGATGATTATGATAGTGTTAAAATACCTCCATATACAAGAATAGATATGAACCAACATAGTAATTTTCGTGGCAGACACTCTGGTTGGACTACTGGCAAAGGAGGTCTAGGTTTACCGGACCTAAATAAGCATCATATAAAAAAAAATAAAGTTTCCTCATGGAAAATAAAAAATACAAAATAAATTAACTGTTAATTAATAATTATTATATAATAATTAAATAAAAATGAAATCAAATACATATCTAATTATTTTACTATTAAGTATAATTTTATTATGTTCGTGTTTATCAAAGTTAAATAATAAACGTATAATAGAAAAATATAATTCTAATTCTGCTAATTATTTATTACATAATGATGCTGTACAAAATATGACAATTAATAATATTAATGAAAAAATAGAAAGTAATAATAATAAAATTAAAGAAATTACAACTAACAGTAATATTATTAATAAAAATATTAAAGATATTGAAGAACAAAATGCTCTTCTACAAGAACGTTTACAGCAATTAATTGCTATTGCTGAAAAGAATGCTTAAACATTTGTTATTGATTTATGTAACAGCATTCTTTTTATATCTTCTTTATTTTTTTTAAAATCATTAACACCAATATTAACACCTAAGTATCTTTCTATTTTTTTTTCATTATTAATCTTTTTTTTCTTATTCGTTATTGTATTTTTTTTATTTGATATATTAATTTCTTTTATATCTTGCGTATTCTCTGTATCCTGTATATTTTCTACTTCTGATTTATCAATTTTATAGTAATCATTTGTATTATCAGCAGGTTCCTTAAAATTTTCATTAATATCTTCTACTTTCTTTATTTGTTCTTCTTCATCTACTTCTTCAGCTACTTGTTCATCTACTTCTTCAGCTACTTCTTCAGCTACTTGTTCAGTGACTTCTTCAGTTACTTCTTCATCTACTTCTTCAGTGACTTCTTCAGCTACTTGTTCAGTGACTTCTTCAGTTACTTCTTCATCTACTTCTTCAGTGACTTCTTCAGTGACTTCTTCAGCTACTTGTTCATCGACTTCTTCATCATCTTCATTCTCATCTTCATCCTCATCATCATCGTCATCATCTTCATTTATTTCAAATTCTTCTACAATTTCATCATCATTATTATCATCATCATAATCATTATCATCATAATCATTATCATCATTATTATTAATCATTTCTTTGTTGACTACTTCATCATTATTATCATCATCATAATCATTATCATCATAATCATTATCATCATTATTATTAATCATTTCTTTGTTGACTACTTCATAATCATGTGTTATATCACCTTCTTCATCTTCATCTTCATCTTGATTTGAAATACTCAAATCATTTAGTTCATCTAAACTAGTATCTGTTTTTTCTAAATAATTATTTAATAATTCTTTAAAAGGTATTAATTTCTTTATTGCTAAAATAATATTATCCTGTATTAATCCATCTAACTCTGCATTTAATGTTTGACGTGTTTTTGTATCATAACGATGATAATATAATTGTGGTTTCTTCCACAATGATCGTGCAATTTCTATATAACAATTATGAATTACATAATGTTGTGATGGTATTTTAATTGCTTCCTCATTTTTTTTATTCACTAGCATAAACATTTGTGAGTATGAAGAAAATAGTGCTTCTATAAGTTGCTCTAAATAATCACATTTAGATACTATTTTAATACGATTAAATTCATCTTCAATCATTTTTTCAGACCACAAAGGTACTAATTTTAATTTATCTTGGAACTCTTTTAATACCAACTTTGATATTGTATTACTTTCTTTTACATTATCATAGATACTTTGGTATCCTTCCTTAAATCGTTCCCTAGTAATATTAATAAACTTATTAATATATTCCTCCTTTACATCTAATATAACTTTAATGTTAGAACCTAATTCATGTTTTTTAAAAGAATTATCCATATTTAAATATAAATTATAATTTTTTAAAGAAAAATAAACATATTTGAGATTAACTGATAAAAATATTTAGTTAATAATTGTTATTACTAGTATTTTTTAAAATACATTAAGTGGTTTGGCATAAGGATTATTATTAAGAGGAGATAGAATTTCAGGATTTATTCTGTTATCATTTTTATATGTAAATCTATCTCTAGTATGATTTAGATTTCTTGAATCAGGTATTTGGTTATTAATTCTTCCATAATTTGGAGTATTACGTTGATTTACTTGGTCGCACTCCATTTTCTTGTGATTTACATTCATATTATCTACTTGGTTAAATAATTTAACACTTGTCTTAGTAGGTTTACGTTCTTTTAATAGAAGGTCTTTAACTTCATTGATGGTAGCATTATATTTATCACTATATAACATTTGTTTATCATTTGCACTTTCACCAACACCAAAGTATTGATTATCAGAAGTAAATTGTCTATCTGTTTCTTTTGCATTAACCTCAATAGATTTATATGCGTCTCCAGATTGAACATTACCAACATTACCTGTTTTACCTTTGCTTTCGGTTGTTTCTCTCATTGTTGTTCTAGCTACATCATCAGGGTCATAAGCAATAGTCTTAGTATTACCTGTTAGATTACCTTGTCTTGTATCGTGAATTAGAGTTTCTTTAATAGTTGTTCTAGCGACATCATTAGGATCGTACATAGTTAATTTAGAAGGATTTGTATTCTGGAAGTTGCCAGATGGTCTTCCATTCATTACAGTATATTCCTTTCTATTTAATCTCATAATATCTAATAATGGAGCAGTCATTGATTTAACAGCACTAGTTACATTTGCTTCGTGTGTTTTAACTGTTAAGTCAGAGCGATGTGTTTGTTTGAGATCGACACAAGGTCTTTGAGTTTCTTTTTGATTTGCTGAGTTACCACCTTTAAGATACATATCTTCTGTTTGTTCATATGTAGAACTTACTCTGTTTTTGCATACAGCACCAATATCTCCTGGCAAACTCTCTTTAAGACCACTAACAACACGACCTTCATATGTGTTCTTAGGATTAGTTTTAACTCTTAATTCATCGATCGATTTAGGCAATTCAAATTCTCTTTTATTTAATTGTTGGAATCCACCACTTGGTTTGCTTTCATACCCTTGGTCTAAACCTGGACCAACACGTACTTGTTCAAAAGGTAGATAATTTGTTACGTGTGCGGAGTTAACATATCTTGTCTTTTGAAAGTCTAATGTATTTTTTTGTCCAAATACATTTTCCGCATTGTTTTTAATATCTGATGCAAAGTTTTCAACTTCAGTTTTATTTTTTTTAACATAAGGACCAGTTCCTGTAAATCTTTCTAATACATTTTGGGATTGTGAATTATCTAAATTTACATTTTGAGTCATTTTGCCTCCAAAAAATGGAACCATATTATTATGTTTAAAATCATTTTTATCCATCTTAACATCTGCTAATCTACTATAAACATTCTTATCTGTTTCTATATGTTTAGTATTAGTTGGAACTACATTATCATTATTTAAACTCTTTTCATACATCTTAGAACCTTTTTTAATTGTTTCTTCAATAGTGTGATTAAAGTGTTTACCACTATATACACTATCTACAGATGGTTTTTCATTTCTAGGTATATAGTTTTCTTTTTGTTGTACCTTTTTATTATTTTTTGTACCTTCATCTTTACTTAATAAATATCCAAGTGTTCCTAATATACCAACAGCATACAATTCAGCCATTTTATTATATTTAATATAATATTATAAATAAAAAAAAAATATTTAACAAAAAAATATAAACTCTAGTTTAATATATTATTTATACCGAAGTTTTTAAACAGGCTTTTATTCTAGGAGCAGAAGTAAATTCTAGTTTTTTTCCAGCAATTTCTATTTCTTTTTTCTCTTCTATTCTATAAGCATTATACGCAAGCTGTTTTTTAACACCATTTTTTTTTGGTTTTTGGTTTTCTAATATAAATTTAACCATTTTCTTCTTTTTTGGTACCATTTTAAATATAGCATTCGCTGCTTTTTTAGCAGCACTATAACTATCCTTGTTTGTAAAAACTTTAGCCATTAGTTTATCTTGGTCTTTCTTTGATAGAACTCTTTTTAAATCTTGTCCTAGTTTTATTATCTTGAAGTTTTTCTTTACTGTACTCATTTTAATAAATATATAGATTTTATTTATTTTTTAATTTTTATTTTTTTTGTTTATTTTGTTTAATTTTGAATTAGTTCTCTATAATTTAAATTTGTGTACAATTTTTCCAGTGTTCATCTCCGTAACCTTCCATTTTAACACCTTTTGTTATACCTTGATCATAAAACATTACTATATCATTATTATTATTATCACTACTTGGGTGAGACAATGATTGCTTTACAGGCATTGGTATACAAGGTCTATGATCATCTTTTGCCATAATAGAAGTATTTAGTTCAATATTGAAAGGTACAATTGCTTTATCTTGTGGATTTTGGCATAACCATTCCCATCTGTTAAAACCAGTGCCTCTAAGTGTACAACCAGGATTACTTAATCTAGTGCTTTCACCTGCAAAATTAGGACAATCTCCAAAGTGATTCATATCACTATTTTTAAATTCTTCATTTGCTTTATCTGGGTTGAATTTGTTTTCAGGACACTTTGTGTTTTTTCTAGTAAGTCCCATTAGTTCACTATCAACATCCATTAAATTTTGTTTATGTAAACTATTACCAAATGATGCATTATGAGTGGGATTAGGATTTAAACATCCATCGCAATCATTTCTAGGGAGATTTGTTTTAAAATATCCGGGTCTTATAGTTTGATATAAGTCTCTATTGTAATCTTGAACATCATATCTGTTTCTAGTAAACATTCTTTATTTATTTATATAATATAAATAAATATATTATAATTAAAAAAAAATTTCTAATTTGTAGTTATAGTTGTGTATTTTAAAATTTAGCATTATTATCACATCTATCATAACCTAGTACAGGTTCTTTTGGAACTTCTTGATAATCAAAAAAATTACAAGATTTTAAGTGTTCCTTTTGTAAATTTAATTCCGGATTTACCGTTGGTTTAATATAATTTATTGGTTTTAATATTGTTCCTTCAGCAGGTACATATTGAAATTCACTGCATTTATTAGAAGTTCTTGTTAAACCAATTAGGTCATTTTCTAGATCAACCAGATTATTTTTTGTATGTGATACATTTGTTCCTCCTACTAAACCAAATTCAACTCTACATTTATTTTCGTGTTCATATTTTATATTATCTAATATTAATTGTGATGATTTCATACTTTGTTTTGTGTCTAAATCTTCAAATATACTATTCATTTATACTATTTATTTATAATTATAATTTATTTAAATTTAATAAAAATAAATTCATAATAATTTAAAAATTGAAAATATTTAAAAACATACTAAAAAATATCTAATAAAAATGTCTAAAATTTTTGAAATTAAAACAATTCAATCATCTGCGATTAAATGTATGATCGAAGCTCTTAAAGAATTATTAACAGATACAGTACTTGAAATCAATGACACCGGTATTAAAATTGTTACTATGGACAATGCACACGTTATTTTAGTACATCTTAAATTACACGCTGATAAATTTGAATATTATGAATGTAAAAAACCAATTTCAATTGGAATTAATATGTTAAATTTCTATAAAATTATTAAGACTATTAATAATAATGATGTTTTATCATTATTTGTTTATGAAAATGACCTAAATCATTTAGGTGTTAAACTTGAAAATGTTGAAAAAAATACAAGAACTACATATAAGATTAATTTACTTGATTTAAATAATCAAAAGTTTGAAATACCTGAAGTAACATTTAACTCTGTTGTAACTCTTCCAGCAAATGACTTTCAAAAAATTACAAGAGATATGAATAATCTAGCTGAATTTGTAGAAATTAAAAATGTTAATAATGAAATTATTCTGACTTGTACTGGAGATTTCTGTACTCAAGAAACTGTTCTTAGTGATAAAGAAAATGATTCTATACAAATTACATCTGAAAATAAAGATGATATAATTCAAGGTAATTTTAGTTTAAAATATTTAGTATTATTTACTAAATGTACAAATCTTTCTAATACTGTTGAGTTATATCTAAAAAATGATTATCCATTAATTATTAAATATACTGTTGCTAGTCTTGGAAATATTAAATTATGTTTATCTCCACAAATTGAAAATTCTACAAATTAAATAAATATTAATCATCTTTATGATTTTTAAATATTATTTCTCCACTATAATTTTCAGGTATATTAAAATAACTATGTATATTAGAGTTATTATAAATATTTTTTTCTTTTAACCAAATTTTTATTATACAAAAATTTTTTTTTGGACTTATTGATATACCATTTATTTTTGTATATAAATCTATATGTTCCTCTTTTGCAATATTATTTGATAATAATAGTATACATATTTTTGACCAATATAATTTTGCTTCTGTTTTTAGAATTTTTAATGAAAATGAACATCCATTAACATTATCTTCACTATCCCATAATGGAAATATATTATTTTTCATTATAAAAAACATTCCCAAGTGTATTTTATCTTTTATTAAACTATCTATAATCCAAAACTCCTCTATTGTTTTCATCTCAAATAAATTAATATATGAGTTCATTTCCCAATCATATGAATTAGGATCATGAAAATATAATTTAAATTTATCATTTAAATTATTATTTTTTAATTCCATATTATAGAATAATAATATATTATATTATGTCTTTATATTAAATTAAGTCTTTTACATTAAATTAAACGGTTTTATATTAAATTAACTCTTTTACATTAAATTAAGCTGTTTTTTTTTCTGCTATTTCCTCATATAATGTTTTATAATTTATGTAATCACTGCTTTCAAATATAGTTTCTTCTAAATCTCCATTAGTTACTATTAAACTTAAATCATTATGATTTATATTTTCTAAATTATTTAAATCACAAATATCTGTATTTAATAATAATAATAAATCATATGGAGTTATATTATTCATCTTTAATGAATCTTTAATCTCTTTATAGTTTGTTGTAATATCGGTTGTTTTGTTTTTATATTTTAATTCGGTATATAAAATATTTCTATCTGGATATACAACATTATTTTTTATAAAATTCTGTATTACATTACATATAATTAAATCTACATATTTGAATAAAAAATTTGTTTTTTTAAATAATTCTAAATTTATTATTATTTTCTTTTCCTCATTTTTATCATAGTAATTAATTTTTAAGTAACCATTATCATTAAAATTTATTAGTTTTTTAATTTCATTTTTTGTGTTATTATTAATATTAAATTCTAATCTATCATTATTAAATAATAAACAGAATTTATCAAATATACTTAAATTATAAATTGTTTTTTTGATGTAATGAATATGATCTATATATTCAATATTATAAATTAAATCATCTAAACTATCACTAATTATAAAGCTCTTTATGCTAATACCTATACTATTTAACATAGTACTAATATTTATAAAAAAAATTAAAATATAATAAGACGTTCTGTTACAAAAATTTATAATAGAATTCATTAGTTCTTCAATATTTTCATTCATTTATGAAATTTAATTAAATCTAAGCAAGTTATACTTAAATAAAATTATGGTAGGATATTATAAAGTTAAAAAAATTGATTTAAATTAATTTTATTTTTTTATGTTTAAAAAGAAATATGCCAGAGTTAGCAGAAATATATCTGTTATCCAAATATATAACAAAATATTACAAAAATAAAACATTAACAAATTTTGATTTTACTGATATTAGTAAATTTAAGAAAAAAAAACCTACCGGACTAGATGAGTTTCAAAAAGATTTATCATTAACACTTACTAAAATTGATAGAAAGGGTAAAATATTAATTCTTGAATTTGATAGTAAATGGTGGATATGTATTCATTTTGGATTACATGGATTTCTTAGGTCACAAAATATAATTGTAAAGAATTATGATAATAGTACCAAAAATATAAACGGAGTATTTAAATTTGAAGATGATTTAATTCTTAACTTTGTAGATACAACTGGATTTGGTAGTTCATTCAACTTTTTTGATGAAAAAGAGAAATTTGAAAAATATTTAAGTAAATATGCAATTGATATTTTAGATAAAAACTTTACACTTTCTAAATTTAAGGATAATGTAAGTAAAATACAAAAGAAAAAACTTAAAAGAAACGAGTTATGTGGTGTACTTTTAAAACAAGAATATTTATGTTCCGGTATAGGAAATTATATGAAATGTGAAATTCTATATGATTGTAAATTAAGTCCATACAGAAGTATAAATAATATTAGTGATAGTGAAATAAAGGATCTTTATGGGTCTATTTTAAAAATTACAGATATAAATATTAAAGCAGATGGTCGTGCTTTAGATGAATTTCAGGTATTTACAAAGAAAGAAGATAAAAAGGGTAATAGTGTTATTAAAGAAAAAACACCTGATGCTAGAATGACTTATTGGGTTAAGGAAGTACAAAAATAAAATATAATTGAATACGAATATAAATAAATGCAACTAAATTTATTTAAAAATTCATAAATATAATTATATATACTGATGGGTAAAATTAGATATGAATATGTTTGGATTGATTCTGATAATAATTTAAGATCTAAATCAAGAATTATTAGTTACAGCAATGGCGTAAAAAATATTAAACCATCTGAATTACCATTATGGAATTTTGATGGTTCATCTACTGGTCAAGCACCTGGTATTGATTCTGAAGTATATTTAAAACCTATTAAAATATATTCTGACCCTTTTAATAGAATTTCGGAATATTCTTCTAAATTAGTATTATGTGAAACTATTCAACCCGATATGATTACACCACATGAAAGTAATACCAGAAACCAATTATCTAAATTAATGGAATGTAAAAATATCAATATTCAAGAACCGTGGCTTGGTTTTGAAATGGAATTTTTTATGATGAACCCTGATACTAATAAACCACTTGGTTTCCCTAAAAGTGGTGAACCACCTAAACAAGGACAATTTTATTGTTCTAATGGAGCATCTAATTGTTTTGGTCGTAATATAATTAATGAGCATTATGAAGCTTGTTTATATGCGAAAGTAGAAATTGTAGGAATTAATGCAGAAGTTGCTTGTGGTCAATGGGAATATCAGATTTTTGGAGATGCTTTAAATTCTACAGATGATGCTTGGATGAGTAAATATATTTTATCACGTGTTGCCGAAAAACATAATGTAGATATTTCATGGCATCCTAAACCAATTCAAGGTGATTGTAATGGTAGTGGTATGCATACTAATTTTAGTACTAGTTTAATGAGAGACGAAAATGGTATAATACATATTTTAAATGCTATGCCTAAATTAGAAGCAAAACATAAAGAACATATTGAAGTATATGGAGTTGACAATGATAAAAGATTAACTGGAAAACACGAAACAGCATCTATGGATAAATTTTCATGGGGTTATGCTGATAGAGGTAAATCTATTAGAATTGGTAAACTTGTTCAAAAAGAAGGTAAAGGTTATTTTGAAGATAGACGACCTGCTAGTTCTTGTGATATGTATTTAGTTGCTCATAAATTAATTGAAACTGTATGTACTTAATATTATTTTATAGAATTTAAAAAAATTGAATTTTATATTATTTTTTATAAATATTTTAAATATGATTTATCAAATTATTGGATTAATTGTAATTTTTATATGTATTTCGATTGTTATATATAGAATATTTAAAGAAATTCAAATAATAAAACGTGATAAAAGAGATATAGAATCTCGTGCTATTGCTATAGCAATTCCGTATACACATACTACAAATAATTAAAAATTTGAATTTAATTTAAATATTATTTATTTAAATTAAAATAAGAATGGTTCAAATACGCTGTATTAAAAATACAAAAAAATCTAAATGGGGCGATGATTATGAACAAGTACTATTTAATAATGGATGGCTTGATGTTCAAAAAAACAGTTATATATACGCAAAGTTTTATGACGAAGGTGAGTGGTTCATTATTAATAAAAATAGTAAATTTTTAAAAGTTTAAAAAAATAAAATTAATAAATAAAATTAATAAATTATTTCAGTTTATTTTTTATTAAATCATAATCTATTATTGGATTATCATTTTTAATTATCATACCTATTGGTATTAAGTTATGTTCATTTAAAATATTTACTAATTTTATATTATCTATATCGTTAAACATATTTTTATCAACTATTACCGCCATACCAATACCACAATTATATGTTCTTAACATATCTTTTACAGACATATTGCTATTTTTATATATCCACTTGAATACATCTGGTATATCCCAATCATAATTTAATTTTATATTATGTTCTTTGTCTAATAATCTATTTATATTATCAATTAATCCACCACCAGTTATATGACTAAAGCCCTTTATATAATCTTTTAGAATTGCTTTTATTTTTTCTATATCATTTACATATATCTTTGTAGGTGTTAATAATTCCTCTAAATCATAATTATAAGTTTCTAGTAGTTTATTAATTAATGTAAAACCATTTGAATGTACACCGGTTGATGGTAATCCTAAAATTAAATCACCTGAATTTATAGTTTTAGGATAAGTTGTACCTTCAATAACACCTAATGAAAATCCTGCTAAATCAAAGTTGTCTTCTGTATAAGTTATAGGCATTTCAGCAGTTTCACCGCCAACAAGTTTACACCCCGATTGTTTACAACCTTCATTTATTCCGTAAATTATATTTCTACCCATTTCTAAATCTAGTTTACCAGTTGCAAAATAATCAAGAAATAATAATGGTTTTGCTCCTTGTACAATTAAATCATTTACGCACATAGCAACTAAGTCTATACCAATTGTATCATATTTATTTAGTTTCTTTGCTATTTCTAGTTTTGTTCCAACGCCATCTGTTGTTGCTGCTAATTTAATTCCTTTGTATTCTACTATTCCACTAAATCCACCTATTTTATCATCATCATCTTTACAGATTGCTTTAATTACATTAACAAAATCATTACCTTTATCTATATCAACTCCTGCACTTTTATAATCCATTCTTTCGTGTTCTTTTTTATTTATAATATTGTTCTTAGTTGTATTTTGAATATATTTATAACCAATATCTCTTCTATAATATATATTTTTATAATCTATCTTAATATTGCTGTATAATTTAGTAAAACATTTACTTAGATCTTCGTCCATATATACCATAGATAAAACTCTTCCGCCATTAGAACATAGAACTTCACTTATTTTAGTTATATTTCCAAAATATAACTTTATATCATATGGTATTTTATCTACATTTTTTATTTCAAATAGTAAACTACTTTTATCATAAGGATAAGAATCGTGTGATAATACTATATTCATACAACTCTTTTTACTCCAATTAATATTTAGTGTATTTCCATTTATACAATCCATACATATATTATATAATTCACTATCTAATAAATTTAGTAATACTTGAGCCTCTGGGTCACCAAATCTACAATTAAATTCTAATAAAAATATTCCGTCTTTTGTTTTCATTAGCCCAGCATATAAAATACCTTTATAATTCAAATCTTTCACTAATTTGTCTAATAGAGATTTCATATATATTATTTCCACTTCTGTTAAAATATTTACAGGTGCTATAGAACCCATACCTCCAGTATTTGGACCTTCATCATTATCATCTCTTTTCTTATAATCTTGAGCTTGTGGCATAAATGTAATTTCTGTGCCATTGCAAAAACCCATTAGGGAACATTCTATTCCTTCTAGTTTATCCTCAATAATAACTTTTGGTTTATTACCAAATATTTTGTTTAAAAATATATTATGTACGATATTAATAGCATCATCTTGGGTTTCTGGTATAAATACACCTTTACCACCTGCAAGACCATCATATTTTATTACCATATCCATATCACCTATTTTTATATCTGAATATACTTCATTATAATCATCATATATCATATAATCTGCAGTTGGTATTTTATATTTATTCATAATCTCTTTACTATAAATCTTTGAACCTTCTAATTTTGCATTTTCTTCATTTGGACCAAATACTTTTATTTCATTATCTTCTAAAATATCTACTAATCCATCTACTAATGGGGTTTCAGGTCCAACAAAAACTAAATCTATTTTATGTTTTAAACAAAATAAAAGAATTTCTCTATTTGTTTTTACTCTTTTGACAATTTCAATCTTATTTCCTATCATACCATCATTTCCTGGTAAAACATATACATTTGTTACTTTATTATCTTTTGCAAACTTCTCCGCAATAGCATGTTCTCTAGAACCTGAACCAATAACTGCTATCTTATATTTATGTATTCTTGATTTGGAATGTCTTATTCCTCGTTTTCTAAACATTTTACTAATATGTTAATTATATTTTTAAATTAAATTTAAAACTCTTTTAATTTAAACAAAAAAATCTCAAATACTTTCCAAATTACTAAATTAAGAATTTCTTAAATTGTATATATATTTCTTAAAATGTATATATAAATTTCTTAAAATGTATATAAAATATTTTAGTTATATTGTATATATTTTAGTTATATTGTATATATTTTAGTTATATTGTATATATTCAAAATTAAATACAAATAATAAAGAAAAACTTTATAAAATATTTTTTCTCTCTCTCTAATAAATTGTATAACTTTTATCCGTTTTCATATTATTGTTATACTTTTAGACACAATTGTTAAACAAATTACTTAAATATTAAAATATTTGGTCACAATTGTTAAACAAAAAATTATAAAAGTTAAATAAATATTTAATAGTTTATAAAATTTAAAACTATTTTAATTTAAACAAAAAAATCTCAAATACTTTCTAAAATAGAATATTAATTATTATGCAAAATGTAAATATTTTATGCTAAATGTAAATATAAATTATGCTAATTGTATTTAAATAATATATATTGTATATATAAATAATAATGGTTGAATATAAATGTGAGAGATGTCATTATATTACTACAAAAAAATCATCATACAATAATCATTTGAATAGGAAAAATCCGTGTAAAGCAATACACTCTATTATTACTATAAAAGAACTATTAGATAAACTAAATACACAAAAAGAAGGATATATATGTAATAAATGTAATAAAGTTTTTAAAACTAGACAATCTAAATATCAACACCAAAAAAGATGTAAAATGGATTTAGTTGTTAAAAAAGAAGAAGAAGAAAATATATTACTTAGATTGGAAAATAGAATTAGAGAATTAGAACAAAATCAAAAAACTAATACCCATATTGAAAATCAAAATATAACACAAAATAATATTGAAACACAGAATAATATTGTTATTAATTTTACAAATGAAATTACTGATGAAAATAAAAGTTATTTATTGCATAATCTAAAAAGAACACTAGAAGGTTATGGTAATTTAAACTCAAATCAAATTGCCGAGAAAATCCCTGTAATTATGAAAAACCTTTTAAAAAATATTCATTTTGACAAAGATAGTCCAAAGTATCATAATTTGAGATTAAAAAATAAAGACGATGAAAATATGAATGTTTATGAAAATGATAAATGGAATGAAGTAGATGTAAAAAAGAAAATAAATGAAATAATAATATATCTATGCGATATTATAAGCGAAATAGGAGGTGAAGATGATTTTGATGTTTTTAGAAATCCATTAAATACTTGTTCGAAATTAAGTGAATTACAAGATAAAATATACGATTTATGGTATAATACAAAGAAATATGGTGAGAACAAAGAAGAATATGATAATATAAAGGAGACTATTCAAAAAGGCACACAAGATATTGATAGTACGCAATAGGAAACATATCTATAACAACACAGATTAGTATTTAAAATTTATTTTTGTTTATTATATAATGATGAATATTTCAGAATATTTAAAAAAAGATGAATATTATACAGAATTGTATAAAAAGAAAAAAGGTGGTCTTAAGAATATTGGTGCAACTTGTTATATTAATACTCTAATACAGTGTTTAGCATCTTCACCTTCTTTTATAAGGTTTGTTCTTTCAAGTAACTTAGAAGATAGATTAGGAAGTAATGATGATAATCAGATTTACTTAATTAATGAATTAAAAAGTATTATGAATAGTATGTGTATTGAAGGTAATTCACTTATACCAATTCGATTCTTAAAAACATTAAAACTTAAATTTGATTTTATTGATATTAATGAACAAAATGACTTACACGAAATCTTATTATTAATTCTAAATAAATTAAATGAAGAAATTAAAGTTTCTGAACCAATTAAGTATTTTGATACTAATATCCTAAATAGAATTATTAATGATAATGATACTGGATATGATAAAATTAAAAATAAATGTTATCAAATGTGGTATGAAATAAATAAGAAAGAATATTCTGAAATTAATGAACTCTTTTATGGTCAAACAATATCCCAAATTGTTTGTGGCAATTGTTCTCATATTCATCATAATCACGAATCATATAATGCTTTAAATTTAGAGTTACCTACAAAAAATGATGGTAATCAAGTATCTTTATATGATTGTATTGATATGCATACATCAACAGAGATTATTGAAAAAGGGGAATGGAAATGTGATGTATGTAATGCTAAAGAAGAAAGTGAAAAGATAATTAGATATTGGAACTTTCCACCTAATTTAATTATTTGTTTAAAGAGATTTTATTATAATGAAAAAATTGGTAGAATGACTAAAAATAATTTAAATATTGATATACCTTTTGAGTTAGATTTAAAAGGTTATCCAATATCCAATACAAGTCACACAAAATACAAACTTAATGCTATTGGATTACACTTAGGTAATATTTATGGTGGTCATTATGCAGCAGTTGTTCGTAAAAATCCAAATAGTGATGAAGAATGGTTAATGATAGATGATTTAAGTATCAATACAATAAAAAAAAAAGATTTAAAAGTTGGTCAATTAGGATATGTTTTATTTTATTCTATTTAAAATTTATTTAGGTACAATTATATTTTTATTAATCATATTTCTTTTATATTTTTATTTTTTTCTATTTGTTTTTTTTCCTTCTATCTCATTTATTATTTCTGCATATACTTTTTCTGCATCTAAAAAATTATATTTCAATAATTTAATATTAAAAATCACATCTTTATTTAAAATATCTATTAATTTTTTTTTAAGTTTTTCAATAAATGCTTGATGTTCAACATTGGGATTAATTTTTTGGCGATAATTATTATCATATAATGAGTAAAAATCTATCATTATTTCTAAATATTGTTTAGATTTTTCAATGTCTTGCCCGTTCGACTTGACAAATATTTTTGATAAATTAAATTCTTCTTCATTTCCTAATTTTCTAAGTTTTTTTGATAGTCTTTCTGCATTATTAACGTCAATTTGTTTTAAAATAGCTTTAAAATTCTCAGAATTTGTTTTTGTTTTTGTAGTCTTTGACTCTCTCGATATTGTAGGTCTCTGTGTACGTGGGATTTCTATAACTTCAAAATTATCTTTTATAAATGGTACATCTAAATCACTTTTAATACCTTTTATAACTTCCTTAAAATTGTCTAAAATATCTTTAATTTCTTCACATATTGAATCAATATTATCAATATCTGTATTATCTTTTGTATTTATTTTTAATAAATTCTCTATTATTTTTTTTAGTTTATTAATATTACTGTCTACATTATATTTTTGTTCATCTTGTAATTTATCTTTAAATTTTTCAATTATACAATATAACTCATTTACATATCTGCATAATAATATTATTTTATTAACTTTATATAAAACTTCTTTTTGTTCTGTTTGACCTTGTAAATTAATAAATTTATTAAATTTTTTTTGAGATATATTTTGCGATTCACATATAGGATTCTTTAAATATTTTTCAAAATCTTCTGTTGAAATACGTTGTTGATTTAAAATTATATATGAATCTTTATACATTTTTTTAAATTTTTCATAGAGTTTTTTCCACTCATTCATTAATTCACCTCTTATTTTACTCATTGTTACAGATATATCACGCTGTGTGGCTGCTAATTCTGTTCTACTAGTCAACATACTTCTAGCACTTGATGCTAAATTTTTATTAGTTTCAATTTTAGATAATTTGGGGAGTACGGGTTTGAGATCATTAACAAAATTCACTCTTTTTAATTTGTTTTTTTCTTCGGTTTTTTTCTGTTTATCTTCTTTTTGATTACTTTTGGCCTCTATATTACTCTTGAAGTTTCTCAAAATGTTAAGATATTCCTCATATCGAGGTTTTCTCGGAAATGCATACTGTTTATTTTTTATATTAATTTCATTATACGGTCTATCTTCTTTTAGACCATTTATTTTTTTTTGAGAATTATTTAAGAACTTTTCTTTATCTTTATCATCATTGATTTCCATATAATTATTAAATAATAACCATTCATAAATATCAATACTATTATTATCACCATCACCATTTTTATTTGTCATAGCAATCGCTTTTAAACCATTATTTAAATTTTTTATTCTAACCCTTCTCTGTTTTGAATTGCTTTGTTTTTTATAATAATTATTATCTTTAATTAATGCAAATGATGCATCACTTAACATATATCTAGAACCATAAAATGATTTTTCTTTTTCTTCTATGCTTAATGTTTTACTTTCATTTTTAACAAGTTGTTTAAAATGATTTATAATTTTTTTCAAATCACCAAGCGTTGGTTTATTTAAATAGTATCTTAAAACACTATAATCTTTGTCATCATTGTTTGATTCTGTTGTCATTGTGTAACACTATTAATATTATCAAACAATTTAATAATAGTAAGTTAAAAAAAAAATAAGTTAATATTTAAATTTATAATTTTGTTGTTTAACTATTTAGATATATGTCTGTACCAGATCTAGGTTCGAATTTCATTCTATCATTTGGTTTTGCATTTTGAAAATCTTGTTGCTGCAATAGGGGGATTTGTGATGATGAATGCTCCCACTCAATTGGTTCGGTTGAAATTGGTGGTGGCTTATATTTTTTCATTAATTTATAAGTTGTTTCTAAATATTTTTTAATAGCTTCACAAATTTGATTAAATACCATTTGATTATCATCTAATCCTTTTTTAAAATTTGTTTTTATTTTCTTTAAATTCTCTACATAATTACCAACATTATTTATAGTATTTGTTAAAAAATCATAAGTAGTACCACCACTTTGAGATTTATTACTTTTAATACTTTTAATACTATTAATATTTGTTATAAAATCATTAATATTTGCTTTTATACTATTACTACATTTATCTATGTTCGCAGAATCTTTAACAAAATCATTAATATTTTTCTTAATTGTTTTAGCACAATTATTTAATTTTTTTTTGTTTTCCTCTCCTTCTCTCTCTGTCATCATTTTTAAAATATTTGAATATTCTTTTTGTTTTATTTCTTTTCTGTTTTCATTTATTTCTTTTAATTTTCTTAAATTTTCAAATATTTCATTTGTATTTTTAAAAACTGCTATTAAAATTTGAATTAAATTTAAATCTTTATATAACTTCAAATGTATCATTTTTTCAATATAATCTAAATAAGCTATATGATTTTCATTATTTTTAAACTGTAATAAATTTCCTTTAGCGTTTCCAATATTTTCTAATATTATTTGATTTTCTTCAAATATTTTTTTAATTTGGTTAAATTGAGTTTTAAAAATATTTACACGTCGTGCTTGCGATATGAAAAGAGCATCTTTTAATTCTTTCAATTCAACAAGATTTAATGAATTTTCATCAATTGTTTCAATATTTTTTAAATCAATTAATATTTCATTCAACTTTTCTTTTAAATTTAAATATTTTAATTGTTCGTTGGTTTCGTTTTCTTCTTTATTTTTGAATCGTTTTAACGCGTTTGTTATATTAAATTGGCCGTCATTTGATTTGGCAGTTGGAATGTTAGTAACAATAGAAGACATAGTTAATCTATATTAATATAAATTAACAAAAAAATAACTATAATTATTAAATCTTATTTATCATTAAACTTTATTTAAAATTATAAATTAAACATTTACATAACTATATCAGCTTTGTAGAAGCTTTCGGGGAAAAGAACACCTCCTCGTACAAATCCACCAGATTGCTTTTTGGTTTTTTTAGCACCTCCAGATTGCTTTTTGGTTTT